AGGTTCGTCGGCCGGCTTAATGTAATCGACCAATGACTTGATGAAGCCTAGTGCAACAATCGGTAGAATCGCTCCACTGACTATTGACAAGACTCTTTTTTGATAAATTAGTTCCTCGTCGACTAGTCCAAATAGTTCAATCCAGCCTTGAAAATTAATTAAGTGAACGTACGTGTAATAGGTGTTACCCATTGCCTGCATCAATGTCAGTAAAATGAAGAGTCCCCAAACAATACCCTTATTCATTTTATCGAGGGTAATGATTGAGGCTAATGAAGCAGCTGCTCCGACTTCAAACGCAATGGCTAAGCTAATCGCTAGCCATTTTGGATTCGACATTAAGAAGAAATCAATAACGTGAATCGTTGAAATGATCGAAACTAGTAGGTATAGAGTAACAAACGTACTTATTATGAATATGTGCGTTGCCTTCTTTGTCATTATTTAGACTTCTGTATTTTTTCAATTTGAGCATCATACTCGTGCATACGATCATCAGGGCGAACTGCTGTTCTAACTACTGCATTCCAGTCGTACAGGGTACGTTTTGATGCACGTAATCCTTCGATCTCGATCATCTTTTGTAGGTCAGATGTGTATACTGAATCGATTCTTTGATTCATTACTTTTGCCTGCTTTTCAATCTTGCTAACTCGGCTTGATGTGCTGCAATGTTGAACAAAGATTACGAATAGTAATCCCAAGACAATTTTTTCAAAATGGAGTTTAATGAATTTCATAAATTACGAAATGTTTTTAGTTATTTATTCACTTACTGTTGAGTTTATTAAGAGTTGAATCTTTCACGAATTCCCAATTTTCACCTATCCAAAATCCCAGGTGAACTAGGTAATAGGTTGCAATTCCCAATATAGCGGCTCTAACGACGTCAGAAAAGACCGTTTCAACTCGATATTTAATAGTGACTAAATATGCGTAATAGTCATCGTCCTTTATTCGCTTTGATGAAACGTCAACTATCTCGGTTAGGTTACGATCCGCGAATATTCCTTGGACTTTAGAAACCGATTCAAACACTCGGCTCTTCTCAAGATCAATCAAGTCGCCGGTTGCTAACTGTAACTCAGGTTCTAAATTAACAACATAATAAACTCTACAGAGTCCATCAGTTCTCATTCTTTTTGATCTAAAAATTCCGGCTGCTTCAATAGATTTAATTTGTTTACGATAGAACCAGTAATTAGTAATGTCCTTTACTATCGTTCGTACTGAGCCAATGGCTTCAATTGGATTAATTAAGTTTAGTAGTCCCATATTTAAAAGTATTCTTTTAATCTGTCAATCATTTCTGGATTTTTTTCCAAAACTGCTTCCCTTAGCATTTTACGAGCCTTTCTGATCTTGGTTTTAACTGTGTTGAGATTCATATCGTATTTTTCAGCAATTTCATTACCCCGCATGTGATTCATTTCTTTGTCTATTAGAATCGACTTCTCTATGCATTCCGGCAATCCGCTAAGTTCAGTTTGAGTCATACTGTACAAATCATCCATGTAAATTTCCCTTTCAAATGTATGTACCGAGTCGTCCGGTAGATTCAAAGGTTTCGTTAAATTATCAAGGCTCTGAGCGAATTGGACCTTTAATTTATGCTGATGTAATAGAGCCTCGTTCTTAGCAATCGTGTAAATCCACGTGGTGAAGCGATATGAATCGCTATACGAAGTAAGTCCTTTAAATATCTTGAATAGAGTATTGTGAAGGACTTCTTCCGTTTCATCGGGGTCATTAAAGAACTTCCAAATGAAGAACTTTAATTTCGGATACATGATTGAGGCTAACCTATTTCTATCTTTTTCCGTGTAATTGCCGCTCTTTATTAGTTCGGCAAGGCTTTGCATTTCGTCGTTTAGTTGTTTGTTAATTAGGTCGTACGCGCTCATTAATCTATTTTTAGTTGAAGTGTTTAGGGTTTTCTGATTTCCATTTTTCGTAGCGTTCAGTAATTTGGATAAGGATTTTGTTTCTCACAATGTCCTCATCTCTAAATGTATGAATGCCTAAGTTATTAATTCCTTCCAATAATTTAATGAATTCAGGTAAAGCTACTTTACTCTTTGCGATGTCATACTGGCTAACATCTCCACAAATTAACACCTTAGAGTCCTTTCCCATACGGGTTATGAACAGCATAAGTTGTTTAAAATCAGCATTTTGAGCTTCATCTAGAATCATTAGGCAATTATCAAACGTTGCTCCTCTCATGTAGGCAAGAGGTCTAAACTCAATAACGCCGGTCGATTCAAGCCAGCCAACACAATTTGGATCATGTAACAATTTTACCAAATTTGAACGATAACTTTCCATAAATGGATCAATTTTATCCTTAATTTCGCCTGGCAAGAATCCAAGTTTTTCGCCAGACTCTTGAATCGGCTTAGATAGAATGATCTTTTTTATTTTCCCTGACATGTATAGTTTTAGAGCAGCTAGGCAGGCTGTGAACGTTTTACTGGTTCCAGCTGGACCGTAACAGAAAGTTATTTCATTGGTCATGATCTTTTGGCAGTAGCTCTCCTGAGAAGGCTTAAGATTGACCGTACGTAGGTCCTTTTCGGTGACCTCCAATTTTGGAGTGTGTGCTCTTCTTTTAACTTGTTTTTCTGGCATTTGATTTTGTTTTTTTAGATGGTTCATTGATTTTGGATAATAAATTTTGACAGTTTGCGCAAGACTCGTAGTCTTCTATCTGTTTATAGAAGTTAATTGCTTTGTCTAGGCAAATTGGCCAATCTTCTTGGCGTGCAACTACATCAATTTCTTCGTCGACTATCATCAACTTTTTGATGTAAATTTGTTGAGACTTCTTCTTCATTGCTGAGCTGATTGATTTTACAATCTTATCGAAGATCTCCTTTTTATTTTTTTCGTAATCGAAATCTAGTAAGTCGTCAGGTTTCATAAAATTTTATTGAGTATTGTTTCCGTAAAAATGGCCGAATAGTCGCTTGTACTCATCAACAGTATTTTCGTCGAATCGTTTTGTTGCTCCAGGTCTTTTTATTTCTGGAGTACGATTTAGGTCTCTTAGTATGTCATGGTTGTATCCTGAATCATGGCCCAAGTAAGCCTCTCCTAAAAATTGAGCGTAGGCTTTTTTGAGATAGTCAGAATCAAGTCTGTCCAATTCATCATTGACCAGCTCCCAAAAATTAGGTGATTCAAAAAAGGCTGCAGTCGATACGCATGTCATTGCTAAATCGTCATTGCCGTTTTGGCTTCGATATGTGCCGTTACCCGATTTACCGAACGATCCAAGTTCATGCACTGTTTTAAACTCATTAGGTAGAATTTTGTTAACTGCGGCCAAGTACTTGAAGCGTTCGCAGTACTTGGTCTTATTGGACTCAGTCATCTTTAATCCAGGCTTCCAATTAGTAGAAGAGGTCATGTGTTTTGAATGTACCAATTGCCCAGGCCAAAAGAGCTCGTTCTGTTGAATTTTATCCATTACGTAATCGCCCTTATGATCAAGCTCAATTAGGAGCCTAACTTTTTCTGGATTGAACACTTTATACGTCAAGTATTCAAGAACATTACTAAATTCGTTAATGTCCTTTTTGTTGCTTCTAAACGACGCGACTTGAACAAGTCCAAAAAAGTCGCCCTCATTCTTAATGAAGTCTTTCACCTGCTCTAGCATCTTGAGAGGTAATGCTGTGAATTTAAAAATATTGATGACAGAATAGTCACGTCCAACGCCTGACGCCGTATCTATTGAGAACACGTAAGTGTTGCCATCGTTTCTAATGTCATCTGGTGTTAATTTGTTAAAGTTTGGATGAACCGAGAAGCCTTCTAATAGGTCTAAATTCTCTGGAGTTTGGGCCCATTCTGGGACCACGTATGTAGTGCGGAATGAAAAGATCTTTTTTAGATCTTTTGAAGGCAGTAATAACTTATCTGAAGAGAAGAACTGAAGCCCGTATTCCTGATTGAAGTCTTCCTCAGAACCTAAGTTTGCAATCGTCATCTTCTTCCAGTCCTCATCTCTGCCTGGGACCTGCCACCAGTCAACTCTCAACGGTACGTAAGTATTCAAGCCGTTCATTGCATCCATGTAGATTTCGTAGAAACGGTTCATTCCATTCGGAGTTGAGGTTATAATTACCTTTGAGTTACTTGAAGCTGAAATAGTAGGATAGATCGCTCGATAAAAGAAATCTAAGTATGATGGATTGATGTGAGCGAACTCATCAATGTACAGTACGTGAATCGTAAAACCAATACCCGTATTTTTAGTGGTAGTACGGCCGATCAAACGACATCCGTTATCGAACTTAAGCGACATTACGTTATTTGAAATACAACCAGGCTTAAGGAAGAACGGTAGGTTCTCCAGCACCGATTTAATTTTGTCTAACACTTCTTTAGTAGTCGAGGCAACGTTCGCAACCGCTAGTACGTTTTTATCGGTGTGGAATATCAGGTACCATGCAATGAACACGCCCGACATAACGGTCTTACCGATCTGACGAGATGCCATTAGGCAATTGAATCGACTGTTCTTAAAAGATCTAATGATCTCTTCTTGATAGTCTCTTAATGTGATTTGTTGGATCCCGTCCTCTGTCATTACTTGAGCGTACTTTGACGCAAAGTAAACCGGGTCGTGCTTGCAACGTTTGATCTCCTCAAGCTCTTCGGGCGTGTACTCGAAAACGATATTTGCCTTCTTCCACACTGGATCATTATCTTTGAACGGCGAGTTTTTAATGGTCTTGATGTCAATCATACCATTCTCAAAGTCGTCAAGAAGTTTTTGAACCTTCTCGGTCGTCCAAATTGCACTGTTCTCCTGATCTAGATTGGAGAGTTTCATTTGGGTTCGACCTCCGCTGTTTGCTATAAAGTCTCTCATATTAATGAGTTAACGTCATCTAAGAAGTCATCATTATCATCCTCTTCCTGCATTACCGCGTTTGAAATTCCGCGTTCAGTCATAACCTCTACTTTTTTGGATGGGTGAGTTAAGTGCCTAGTGTCAGACAAGTCTTCCTCAACCTCGATTGCGTCAATCTCTTTCATTAGATTTTTTGTGCCAGCCGTTATGTAATAATCAGTGGTGCTTGTCGGTAAAGCCCGTTGCGATGATTCCGGATTAGTATCACGTTGAGTGATTTCCTGATTCATCTTACGATACGTATCCTCTAGGAATAGCATGTAGTTTGCTTGAGTCTTAACGACTGTGGTTAATTTATCTTGTAATTGCCCAAAGACCTCAAAAAGTCTAGGGTGGGTGTTTCCTTGGTTTATCTCCTCTGCAATTTTTTCAATTGCCATTCGGATTGTTTTTAGTTGAAAAAAGATATTTTGAATGCTTGAATTATCAAGAATCTGTTTCTGTTTTATGTAGTCGTGCTTTTCAATGACTCCAAGATCAACATAGAATTTTAGCATTGAGCCGGTTATGTCCTTTGCCTTTTTCTCAAATTCTGAATTCATTTCAATGAAGTCTAACGGTGGAGCAGCTGCGATCTCAGCAAGCTGTTCGTCAATGTTATCTTCTTCCGGAGTAGGTCCTCCTGAGTAATTTTTCAGTAGGTCCTCAAGCTCACTTTTGATTTGTGCCTTCTTTTCTTTTGTGAATACTCCGCTCATGGGATTAGTTAAGTCTGTTTTCGTTTTTGTCCAGAGCAGGATTTGCAAAAATCTTTATTTGCTTAACGGCTTCAATGTGCTCATACAGATAGGCTTCTAGATAGGCAATGAAAGCGTCCAAAATTGGATTTGCTCCAAACATCTGGTTAGACAAAATTCTTTTCATTAGGGCATTTTTGTACTTGTACCCTAAGTGAAGGCGATTGTCTTTTCTATTGTACACAACTTGATATAAAGAGTTTCTTATCATAGGATACCAATATTTTTACGAGGTATTTGAGCTTTTATTTGAATATTTAGAGCACCTAATGAAGTGTCAGATAGGCCTTCAGAGTATTGATTACCTTGTGAGTCTTTCCAACCTCCTCTAACTACAGGAAATTCGTCAAGTCCAATTACAATATCGTTAAATTCGTCTAATCCTACTAGATTCGTTGATGATGGATTTAGAGTTAGCGCATTCTCATTCGCCTCTCCAATTATGTTAACGTTTACTGAGTCAACACCCTTTAGATCTTCAATTACTCTAATTAAATCACTCTTTGGAACTCGATCCTGTCTTTTTAACTTAATGAAGTAATTTCCGATTGCATCAGCAATATCGGATTTTATAATGTCAGTAGTAATGTCATCGAACGCAATGATGCTAACGTTTAAAATGTATCTAGTGATTTTTGGGTCAACCACCTTTACGTCAGACGAAATCATTTTAGTTCCCGACTTTTCAATGTACTTCAAGAGTTCATTCTTTTGGAAAGCCGTTAATTTGAAATTAGCCGTTGCAAGATTAAAGTAGTCAGTGCCGTTATTAAACATCTGTGATACATCTGGAACCAAGAATAAGTTAATCATCCTTGAGTCTAATATATTGCCAGTCGCATCCTGATCCAAGAAAACTTTAATGGTTGAAAACATTTGCAGCTTCTGTAGAAGAATTTCGTAATTGTCTAGATTGACAAGGGCAAAACTCTTTGACGCTTTTGGCGCAATTAATCTAGTCAAAGTTGGATCTTCCGGATCCACTCCAAAATTTGGAGGACTTACGGTTGAGATGGTAAAGTAATCTGGCATCGTGATCTCTTCTCCAATTGGAGAAAACCCAGTATCAACAAAACTAAATATTACCTGTTTAACATCGTCAACTTTTACATTACCTGCAGAACCATCAGTCGTTAAGTACTCAACTACGATAGTTGAACCGGTTGTCGGTATTTTACCGAATGACCCGTTTCCAAAGTAAATGTCTAAACCATTAGTTATACCGGTCTTTGCGATAAACCCTTTTGCGTTTCTAGGAATGTCTAATAACGATTCGTACTTTGTCCAGGCTTCGCCATTTATATAAACATTGACCAAGAAATTATCTATGTAAAAATTGTTTGGAGCTCCAAGCTGATAGCTTTCAAAAGCTTGGCCCTTAGCGGTAAAGGTTTGAGATTCAATTTGGCCTTGTCTAATATTAAAGATTGCAGTAGTTTCAGCGCCAGTTAGAGCAAGCCTAACATCCTCCTGCGCAAGCTCAATTGCATAGATCAAACCGTTATTTTCGCATCTAACTCTAAATAAGTTATTTAAGATCACCTTTGAAGCTGGAGGATTGATATTAGGCTTTCGAATCATTCGGATTTGACCGGTTGCTCCAATTGCTCGACTTGGGTTATGGCCCGAAAGAGTTGCTAACGAGTAAATTGAAGAAACTCTACTCGCCTCATTGATGTTCAATTCAGTAACAGCGTCCTCAATGTAGTAAAAAATCAATTGACTTAAATTTTCTACAACGATCAAGAGCTGACCGAATGGGGAAGCCGCAGTAAATACTGATCTACTTTGTTTAAACTTATCCTGTAAAAACTGAATACTTTCACCAAGTATATCTCTGACTCTTATTTTCAGATTGGTGAAAAGCCTTAAGCTTGTGTTTGAGTTGCTAATGTCTGCCATTTAAAGGGTGACTTATTTTAGGTTATTTATCAGTCCTGTTGAAAATTTGTGAGAACTATGACCATCTATAAATAATGTAGTATAATAACATTATATGGGGGTGCTTGGATTTGACGTGGGCAGTTCAGGTACGCTCGCACGCCGAGGATGATGCTAAGACTCGCTAAAACGTATCGCAATTTTTAAGTGGCAACACTAACTTC